GATCAGGATCGCCGCAATTGCCAGCGGCCAAACCGGCCCGCGCCGTCCTTCCAAAAAGGTGAAGTCATCGCGCAGTGGTTCCATATACGGCGCGCCGAATGCCTCTCTGAAGGATCGCGGGAATTTGAAATCATGCCGGATCATTTTCGCCCTCCTTTTCCGATTCAATGATGTCGCCCCATATCGCCATCACCCCAGCGAGAAAGAGCATTCCGAGAATAAATGAATTCAAGTCAATCACCTTTCGCCCTCCACTTTGCCTTGCAACCTGCGTTGCATTCCCAATGCCGAACCGGCCCGCAATCGCACCCCAGCGGATAAGCTGAAATCGATTCATGCCCGGATCGATCGAGCGAAAGAACCCCGACCGTCACCCGATGCATGCCGGGATTCGCTGCCATGAAATCCTGCGCAATCATGCGCAGGCGCTCAATTTCGCTTTGCTGGCTCATCTTCATGCCTCCTTATATCGCGATGATTCCTGATAGGTTTTCAAGTGCTGCTCAAGGCTTGTGAATTGCCACTTGGCATCCCCAACGGCCCGGCGCGGCGGGTAATGATCAATCAAGGCCTCGAAGCTTGATGTCTGGATATCGCAAGTCCTGCCGATCACCCACCCGGTCCCGGTTTGGCTGGGCTGATTGGTCTTGTAATTCCCGGAGAAGGTGATCGCGCCGAGATCGATCCCGAAGCTGATCACCCGGCTTCCGGCCGCGTTGGTGAAAAATCCGTAGGTGCCGCGCTCGGCGACGAATGCCCGGAAGCCTGCCGCTTTGATCATCGCGACAAGATCGCTGATCATTTCTTTTTCCCTTTCAATGCTGCTCATGCCTTTTCCCCTTTCGCTTTTCTGATCGCTGCGCGCGCTTTCTCGCTGATCGCCTCAAGATCATCGCCGTCGCATCCTTCGTCGCGGCTGACAATCGAGTCGATCCATTGCAGCGCGCCAAGCAATTCAGGCGCCGCCGCGATCAGAGCCGCATTCGCGTTTTCGTTGCTGGCGCAGCGGAGGTCGGCGATCCAATCGCGGCCGTCCTCAACCCCGGCCGCGGGGTAGATGATTCCGTCGATCGCCTCCCAAGGGCCGGGCGTGGCTTCAGGCTTATTCAGCATCTTCGGCCTCCACTTCGTTTTCATAGCAGTCGTCATCGGATTCTTCGCCGGTATTGATCAGGACATGCCCGAAGGAAATCACCCCGGCGTCATCGGATTCGCATTCAAAATCGGCGTCCATCCGGACGATGTTTCCCCAGCGGTTCCAGCCTGCGTTCTCTGGATTCTTCGTGTCGATATCTTCGAGAAGGATGCACCCCAGCGATCCAGAATCAACCGGGTAAGTCCGATTGCCGTTGTCCGGATATTCGCCGTCGCCATATGCGGTATTGAAGATTGCGAAGCGGCGCCCGTCCATCAGGGTGAATTCACCTTCAGCGCATCCGCCGCCGGGGTTCTGATCATCGATGATCAGCGCGCAAACTTCGTCCCATTCGGCGTGCATGACATAGCAAAGGTCGCCGATCCAATACATTCCCGCTTTCATCATTTCGATTCTCCCTTTATGCGGCGGCTTCAAAAGCGGCCATTTCAACATCGCGGAAATACCCATACGGCAGGCTGCGCTTGTAGCAGAAATAATCCGGGTCATATTGAAAGTCCGGATCGGCTGCAATGATCTGGATCGCTGCGGCTTTCTTGTCGAATTCGCCGCCAAGCTTCGCCGCCCATTCCGCCTCGAATTCCTTCACCGCGGATTCTTCGGCGGCAATCTGGCGCGCTTCCGATTCGCGCATTTCCTTGATCGCGGCATCCCACATTTTTTGCTTTTGCTCGGGCGATGATGAATCCCAAGCGTCCCAGCCAGCGGACCCCGGGCGGAAGCCGAAAGCATCCTTGTGAAGATCGCTCCAAAGGTCGTCGCTGTAGGTGAATTCTTGATTTTGCATTTCGTATCTCCTGATCCGTTTCATGCGAAAGCGCATGAGCCAACTATATGCATCCGGGTGGTAGTTGCAAGAGAAAAATCTAATATTTTCGGAGATTTTTCTAATACCCGGATAGCGCCGATTTATCCGGCGCCTCCGGTCATTTCACCTTCGCGACCCGGGCGACATTCGCTGTCAATTCATCCGGATAGAATTCGATCGATTCCATGCCGTTGATCATCGCGTCGAAGGCGTAGCGATTTTTACCGTCCTCGATCCAAATCCTTTTTGCCCGCGGCTGCACCGCATAGACGTTCAGGATCGCGCCCGGCTGGATCGCGTGGTTCAGGCGCTTTGCCGGCCCGCGCTTTCCTTGCTGCACCCATATCACCGCGGGCAGCGGCGATGCCACAAGGGCAAGCATTCCGCGCTTCGCTTTCTTCACTGAAGATTCAAGCGCTTCCCGCTTCGCCCGGGCAGCATCCTTGCGAAGATCGATGATCTTCGCTTTCGCGGCCTCGATCAGCGCGCGGAGATCGGCTTCGTTGTTCGGGAGGTTCATGGCTTGTCCTTTCCTTCGATCTTGCGGATCGCTGCGCGCGCTTTGGATTGCCAGCAAAGGAAAGCGACCCCGGTTAGGACCAAGCATTCCTCGCGCTCGCCGCCCATAGCGTCGCGCAAAAGCTGAAGCAATTCGGGCGCAGCGGCGATCAGTGCCAAGTTCTGCGCGGCCTCATGTCCAAGCCCGGGCGCCTCGCTGAATTCGCCGATGTGCTTGCGATTGCCGAAGTCCTGAACAAGCGTCTTGCCGCGGAAAGCCCAAGGGCCGGGGGTGTGGGTGATCTTCATTCTGATGCTCCAATCAAAGGTTGAAAGCCCGCGCGATTGCCTGCTCGGCCATGATCGCGGGTATTGCACAAAGGGCGATGATCAGCAGTTCCATTTTTTCATTCCTCCGTGATGATGAATCCGGCCTCGCTATCGAAGCCCGGGAAAGCTTCAGGATCGGCGGCGGCTTCCGCAGCAAGCATGCCGATCGCCTCGTCGCGATCTGCAGCGGCCCAAAAGCCCCAATCGGTGCCGTCCTTTTCGGTGATCTGAAAAACCTTCATTTCGATTCCCTTCAAAATTCGCTGAAATCGCCGCCATCCATATCGAAGCGCGGCAATGCCTTTTCATGGCTGCGGGCCTGCCGAAGCGACCAGCGCTGGCGGCGTTGAAATTCGCGGCGGGTCATTTCGGGCGGGCGCCCATATGCTTTCGCTTCGGCTGCGGAAGGAATGAGGCCGGCTTTCACAAGCTGGCGGGATTCCGCGTGGCTGATTCCGAATCGGCTTTTGAGTTTCATCTTGATTCCCCTGAATGCGTTGGTGATGAGCCGAGATTAGAAAAAGATCATGGTGGTTGCAATAAGAAAAATCTAATATTCCATGAGATTTTTCTAATGCATTGAACTGAAAGGTCAAATAATTCGCGGGCTGGTTAGTTTTTGCGGGTTATTGGCTGATGGCGCGCCGGATACATTCGGCAGCATCCAATCAACCCGGAATCACGATGAAGCCTTTTGAAATCTTCCGCGCAGGCAAGCAAACGAGCAGCGCTGGCAAGACGATTGAGTTCGGCGAGGATGAACTTCAGGCCGCGGCCGCGGCATATGATCCGGCGATCCATGAGGCGCCGATCGTTGTCGGGCATCCGAAGGAAAACGGCCCGGCTTACGGCTGGGTCAAGGCGATTTCATTCGCTGACGGCAAGATGGTCGCCGATCCGATCCAAGTCGATGAAGCGTTCGCCGAAATGGTCGCCGCCGGCCGCTTCAAAAAGCGCAGCGCAAGCTTCTACACCCCTGACAGCCCGCACAACCCCAAGCCGGGCGTGTTCTATCTTCGCCACGTTGGCTTTTTGGGCGCCCAGCCGCCCGCAGTCAAAGGGCTGAAGGATGTCGCTTTCGCCGATGCTGACGAAGGCGTGGTCGAATTCGCCGATGCGGCTCTGCTTTCCGGCCTGTTCCGCCGCATGCGTGAATTTTTCATCAGCAAATTCTCGATTGATGACGCGAATTCGGTTCTCCCGGATTGGCTGATCAGCGAGTTGGAGGCAGAGGCGCGGGCCGATGTCGAAAAAACCGCGGCGCCGATGCCCGCTTTCACCGAAGGAGATTTGAATATGGATTTCAAAGAGCAGTTCGAAGCCGAAAAGGCCCGGGCCGACAAGGCTGAAGCCGACCTGAAGGCGCAAGCCGAGAATTTTTCCGAGCGCGAGAAGGCGATCGCCGAACGCGAGACTGCAATCGCCCGCGGCGAAGTTGAATCGCAAGTCGATGCGCTGGTGAAAGCCGGCAAGGTGCTGCCGGCGCAGAAAGCCGCCACCGTCGATTTCGCAATGTCCCTGAATTCGGTTGACCTGACTCTGGATTTCAAAGAGGGCGAGGAAACGAAGAAAGTCAGCCAGCGGGACGCATACCTGAAGCAAATCGCCGCCGGCCCGAAGCTTGTCGAATATTCGGAATTGGCGCCCGCTGATGGTGGCGCGCCTGCGCCGATCCCGACCGTCGCCGCATCGAACAAAACACTGCTCGATCAGGTCGCCGGCAAGGCAGGCAAAAAAGCGAAAGCCTAATTCATCCCCAACCCGATTTTAGGAGAACCCAAAAATGGCAACTTTCAACGAACCCATGCGCCCGTATGAGGTGCTTTATTCCGAAGCGAACGGAAGCCTGTCCCGCGAAGGCGTGGTCGTCGCTTCCGGTCAAGGCATCCTCGAAGCCGGCACCGTTGTCGCGAAGATCACCGCGTCGGGAAAATATGTCGCTTATGACAATGTCGGCTCGGACGGTTCCGAAGTCGCGGCCGGCGTCCTGCTGCAAAGCGTTGACGCCACCAGCGCTGATGCCGGTGTCGTCGCAGCCGTTCGACTCTGCGAGGTTCGCCTCGATGCAATGCAGTGGGCCGCTGGCTTGCTGCAGGCTGACATCGATGCCGCGCTGGTCGATCTGGCAACCAAATTCATCGTCGCCCGCTAATCGCGGCATCACTTAACGAAAGGATTTTAGAAAATGGATATCTACCGCGATTATTTCACCCGCGAAAGCTTGGTCGCCTCGGTTGCTCAGGCGCCCTACGTTCCGGGTCAACTGGCTGCGATGGGGATTTTTGAAACCCGCGGCCTGACTTCGACCACGATGGCGGCTGAAGAACTCGGCCTGAACAACGTCGGCCCGTCTGCAGCGATCCCGCGCGGCGCCCCTGCAAAGGCGATGACGCTGGATAAGCGCAAGGCGCATACCTTCGTCACTTCGACCTTCGCCGAATCCCTGCCGGTCTATGCCGACGAAGTTCTGAACGTGCGCGCTGCCGGCACCACCGGCGCGATCGAAGTCATCCAGACCCGCCGCGACGAAGCGATCGCCAAGCTGCGCGCATGGGCTGATGCGCAACATGAATACCTGCGCATGGCGACCCTCCTGTCGCCGAACAACGCTTTCGGCTCGAAGCCCGCAGACGGTTCGCTGGCTCTCGCGACCGACGCGACCAAGACCCGCGCAGAAATCTTTACCAAGGTCATCAAGCCGATCGAAGCCGCGCTGAAGGGCGTTCCGTTCTCCGGCGTGACCGTTCAATGCTCCGACGAGTTTTGGGTTGACCTGATCGAAAACAAAGCGATCAAGGACACCTACCTTGGCTATCAAGCGGCCGCTGAACTGCGCGGCGATCCGCGCGATTCGTTCATGTTCGGCGGCGTGACTTGGGAGCGCTATCGCGGCAGCGACAGCACCAAGATCACCACCAACAAAGCGGTCGCCGTCCCGACCGGCGTCGCCGGCCTTTTCCTCCAAGGCTTCGCTCCCGATGACACGATCGACAGCGTTGGTGCCGGCGCAATGGGCGCGCCCTATTACCCGCGCTCCGAAGCGATGAAAGGCGGCAAGGGCTGGGAATTGACCATGCAAACGCACCCGGTCATGGTCTGCACCCGTCCCGCTGCAATCGTCACGCTGGCGAAGGCTTAAAGACTCCTCCTGACCGTGCATAACGGTTTTGGCCGGGCCTAACCCGCCCGGCCTTTTTACAAGAGCATCGCAATGGCATACGCGACCGAAGCAAACATGATCGAAAGATTCGGGGAAACTGAAATCCTCGAATTGACCGATCGCGACAAGGATTCCGAAGTCGATTCTGCGGTCCTTGACGGCGCGCTGTCCGATGCCGATGCGTTGATCGATGGATATCTCGCGGCCCGCTATACGCTGCCGCTGGCTTCCGTCCCTTCATTGCTCATCGGCCCGGCTTGTGACATTGCGCGGTTCAAGCTTTGGGATGATCGCGCGCCGGACGAAGTGCGCAAGCGCTATGACGACGCGCTGGCATTGCTGAAGCTGATCAGCAACGGAACGGTCGTGCTTCCGCCTGATGCGCAAGGCGAAAAGCCCGCGGCATCTGCGTCGATGGAATTCTATTCACAGACGCGCGTGTTCACCGAAGAAACCCTAGCCGATTATTGAAATGGCATCCGCTTTCTCGATTCTTGTCAGCGATGTCGGCCTGCAGCGCAAACTTGCGAAGCTTTCGCAAACTGCGACCAACAAGGTGCTTTACCAGCGGGTCGGCGCCGCGATTCTGACGCAGGTTCAGCTAGGCTTCCGCAATGCTTCCGATCCTTGGGGGTTTGCGTGGGCGAAGCCGAAGCTGCGCGACGGGCAACCGCTTTCTGATACCGGGCGCCTGCGGAGATCCATTCGGGCCGTCGCCGATGATGAAGGCGTCACCGTTGGCACGAACCTGATTTATGCGCCGATCCACCAGTTCGGCGGAACGATCGTCCCGAAAAAGGCGAAATTTCTGCGCTTCCCGAATCCGGCCGGCGGGTTCTTTTTCAAAAAATCAGTGTTCATCCCTGCGCGCCCATACCTGCCGATTGATCCGGCATCTGGCGAGACTCAGCTTCCGCCGAAATGGCGCGCCGCGGTCGTCGGGCGGATTCGCGCCCACTTCCTCGAAGCAATGAAGGACGCAGGCTGATGTTCGCGCAACTTGAAAACGCAATCGTCGAAAGGCTTCGTCAAAGGCTGGATGAATCGATCACCGTCACCAGCCTTGCCGAATTGGCGCGCGTCCCTGAAATGCGCCAAAAGGCGCCCGCTGTTTTCGTCGTCTACGGCGGATATGCCGAAGGCGATTCAAAGGTCAACGTGCCGCATATCCAGCAAATCACGCAGTCATGGGACATCGTATGCGTGGCGAAGAATGCGGCCGGTGGTGGCGATCCTACGGCGGCTAAGTCCGATGTCAGCGCCATCGCTTCCGAAGTTCTTTCCGCATTGCTGGGCTTCAGCGTTTCGGGCGGAATTCGGCTGCGCTTGAGCGATGCGCCCGGGCCTGAATATGACGGCGGATTTGCTTACCTGCCGATTGGTTTCTCATGCCGGTCAACCTTCAAAGGCGATCCGGAATAACACCCCACCCTAACCAAAGGAGATTCAAAAATGGCTGACTATTCTTACATCGGTTCCGGCAAAGCTTACCTGCGCGAAGTCGGTTCCGCGGCCG